AAAGCAACAGCAATACATGAAGGCATTGATGGTATGGGAACTGACGAAGAAGCAGTTCTAGCAGTATTAGGTTCAATAGCTGACGAAGCAGAATTAAATAGAGTAAAACAAGCATTCCAGCAACTATACAATGAAGACATGATGGATTGGATTAATTCAGAAGTTTCATTTAGTGAGCAAGATGCTGTAGACAACATTATTAACCGTATTACAGGTGATCCAGACGCACCGCAAACAGTAGAAGATATTGTTGGTGCAAGTGAAGCCGCTGACGCATTAGACGATGCATTAAATGGCGGTTTCTTCTTTGGTTTGGGTACTGAAGAACAAGCAGTGCTTGAAATTTTAGGACGTATTAGTGTTAGAGATTTCCCAACTGTAATGGCAGAATTTGAAAGAAAAACAGGAACTAACTTACTTACTGATCTAGAAAGCGAATTAAGCGGTACAGATAGAGAACGTGTAAACAATATTATTAAACGTTTTGGTTATGAATTCCAAGACGAAGATCCAGGCTATAGAGAAATTGGTGGCGAAGAAGGCGCAGAAGAAGGTGGCGAAGAAGATCAGCCTCAAGATCCAGCAGGCGGTGAACCTGATGAAAACGGCAATGTACAACCTCGTCCAACAGAAAGCGGAGTACAAGGTGATTACGCTAGAGCAGCCTGGGACGATAACTACGGTGAAACACACAATCCAGACGGTACTCCTAAAGCAGGTGCAGAAGGCGAAACAGGAGCAGGTGAGACTCCAACTCGTGCTAAAGAAGTATGGGACGAAATTAAAGCTATGCGTGATGAGCAGCCGCAAGGAACACCTGCACGTCGAGATTTATCTAATCTTATGAATCAGATCAATGTAAGTTCAACAACTGACGAAGATGCTGAAGCTATTCTTGCTCAAGCAAAAGAAATACAAACTGGCGACGAAGTCTTAGATGGCGGCGAAGCAGGCGATGATGCTGGAGCAGAAGGCGAAACAGGAGCAGAAACAGATCCAGAATTGCCAACAGTAACTAATGCTCCATCACCGGTAGAGTTAGAGCAGTTAGAACTTGAGGCAGCAGAACAAAGAATACTAGATTCGTTTGATGACGAAGCGATTGAGTTGGCATGGCCTGTTCTTGATGATTACGACAAACAACTTTTAGCCGATTTGCTTCAACGAGCAGGAAGACCGGTGCCAGGTATAACAACTAATATGAGCAATGGACAGTAGAGACAGATTTTTAGGATTAAGAAATGAAAATATTTGAAGTTACAAAACCAAAAAAATTAAAAGAATCTAAAGCTAGTGATCTTGTAGCTCTACTGGCAGTCGTTAAACAAAAGAAAAGTGCCGCTGACGCCGACGAAACAAATGTTGCACCGGCAGTTGATGCAAACGCAACAGCAGGTGACACAAGTATTGCACGTATGATGGAAGATTTAGAAGCAAAGATTAAATCAGGCGAAGCAAAACTAAGCAAAGACATTGATGCAGAACTAGGCAAGAGAGGTGCAGATCCCCAAGATATACACATATCTATTATGTCAAAAGTACAAGAAGCAGGCAGAAATGCAGGACAACAAATTGCTCAATCAAGAGGACTTTCTGGCCAGGAAGCAGTTGATTTAATGCGCCGCGTTGAAATGTGGGTTACATCGGCGGCGTTTGGATATATTAACAAAAAATATCTAGGCGGTGATGATACAAATTATAACATGCAAACTATGGATATTGTTACTAGAGCATTACAATCACAAGCACCTGTAGGTGGACAAGTACCTGTAGGTCAAGTTAGCAGTGCTCGTCCAGCTGGTGTGCAAGGCACTGTACCTGCAGGCAGTGAAACTAATGCACTTGATGCAAGGGCAGAGAGAGATTTCTAAATCAAAATAAATTTTATTTAAACCCCGGACTGGTTTACCAGATTCGGGGTTTTTCTTCTTGACAATAAGATAAAAATAGCATATAATACATATAACAATTACAGGAGAAACCTATGAGTGAACGTACCTATGGCGCAGAAGAAAAAGCAAAACTAGAGCGTCTAGTAAATGAAGGTGTTACAGTACTACAAGAAGTTGAAGATCTACAACAGGGTTTAAAAGAAACAGTAAAAGCAGTAGCGGAAGAATTAGATATTAAACCAAGCCTAATAAACAAGGCAATTAAAATTGCACAAAAAGGTGATTGGGAAAGAGTTGCAGATGAATTTGACGATCTAGAGACTCTTGTTGTTACAGTTGGCAAAGACAAGTAATGCTAACAAAAATTAAGGCGTTTTGGTTTCACAGTTATCAGTCAGACAAAATAGCCTTTGCATTTGAACTAATAAGTTTTATATTTACAGTAGGAGCAAGTTTAACACTTGCTTTTACTGCCGATGCGCCAGATATGACTTTAGTATATCCTGGATTTTTTGTAGGATCTTGCACAGCGGTATATGCTTATTATAGACGCAAACTTGCCTGGCCTATGTTACTAACTTTGTATTTTGGGGTTGTAAACATATTCGGCTTTGGCGTAGCAATACAATGGTGGTAGATATATGTGCGGATTTTTCTTTACAGATAGCAAAGAAAAATTAGTAGACTTAGAATTCAATGATGTCAAACAGCGTGGATTTAAAACTAGTACAATAGAACACAATGAATACTTTGGTGTTCAAAGTGTTCTTCCAAGTTCTACTGGACTTTACAGTCAATTAGAAGATGATAATTATTTTTTATTATTTACTGGTCAAGTATACAATTATAGCAGGAAATTTAAAACAGATACTGACTATGTTTTTACAAAACTTAAAGAAAGCATAGATAATGTGAACTTGTTTAACGGTATGTTTGCATTTGTGTTTGTAAACAAAACTAGTAATCAAGTTTACATAGCAAGAGATAAAACAGGTCAAATCCCTTTATTCATATACTATAAAGACAAAATAATAGTATCTAATACTTTAAAAAGTATTGTAAAAAATACAGATACAAATATCAGAGAAAATTTGTTAGAAACATGGTCAAAAACAAAGCATTATATTTCTAATAACACACCGTGGAATGATATACAAGAATTTCCAAGTGGATACTTGTACACAGACGGTAATTTTACAAAAATAAACGGACCGGCATATAATAACTATGATGTTCTAAATACTTTAGAATTATTAAAAATTCAATATTCTACTCCTTTACCTAGTGCAAACATTGCCAGTGGCGGTGTTGATAGCACTATTATTTCACACGTATTTGCTAAGGAAAAAATTTGTATTAATAATTTAGGCAAAGATTATATTAGCAATGATTGCCCTTGGGCTATAGATGTTACAGAAAAAGAATGGTGTCAATCTGTTGTAAATTTTATAAACAACACATACATCTTACCCTATACATGGAGTTGGGTAAGTTACTTTATAATAGGAAAGCATTTGCATAATAAAGTAAATGTTTTATATACCGGTGAAGGCGCAGATGAAATTTTTGGAGGTTATCCAGGATATACAGAAGGTGTGCCGACGCCTTACAGTGATTATGGAAAAAATAATTCTCCGATAGAAAACAAACTTAAAGATCAAGAAGTTTTTATTCCCATATCAACTATGGGTGCTAATTTAGCATTAGGTTGCTTTACTATAGAACCTAGAAGTCCTTTTTGTGATCTTATGTTTCTAAATAATACAAACTATGTAAATTCTATAGGAAAGCCCGAACTAGTTAAATTATACAAAAAATTCACAGGCAAAGAGCCTAAACCAAAACAAGGGTTTAGCGGATTTCCTAATGAATTTTACAACTATTACAACAATAAAAATATCACAGATTTTGATAGTGATTTTTATTGGAAAAATGCTTGTATTCAAGCAATAAAAGACTTGACATAACATAGAGTTTCTGTTACAATACTACTATGAATAAAGAATTACAACCTAAACCCTATCAATGGTTAGCGTGGATAGCAACAGCAATATTGCTTGTTGCGGCAACAATGGCCGCTTTTAACATGTATCCATATTACAGTTATGCATTTACTGTAGCAAACGGACTTTGGGTCCTAATAGGTGTACTTTGGAAAGAAAAAAGTTTGATAGTGCTAAATGCAGGCCTAACCATAATTTATTTGGCAGGACTGTTTGCACAATAAATAAAATTGCGCTCAATGACGATTGTCGAGCAAGTATGAAGGTTAAGTTGGCCATAAGCAACGAAGGAGAAATGAATGCCATACGTTGATGCGATGTTTGATCGTGATCAGGACATAATTAGAGTAGTCGAACGCCGAGATGGCAAAAGGCATTATCACGAGTATAATGCAAAATATACATTTTATTATGAAGACCCTAAGGGCAAGTACAAGAGTGTGTACGGCGATCCTTTGAGTCGTATTGTTTGTAAGAACACCAAAGACTTTCGCAAAGAAGTTGCTATTAACAAAGGCAAAAACTTGTTCGAAAGCGATATTAATCCAATCTTTCAATGCCTAAGTGAGAACTATCTCAACCAAGATGCACCTAAACTAAACATTGCATTCTTCGATATTGAGACAGACTTTGATCCAGAGCGTGGATTTGCTGATCCAGCAGATCCTTTTATGCCTATTACATCTGTATCTGTATATTTGCAATGGTTAGAAACTATGGTATGTCTTGCTGTTCCGCCTAAGACACTTACTATGGAGCAAGCACAAAAAGAAGTTGAAGGCTTAGAAGGTGTTGTACTGTTTGAAGATGAAGGTGAAATGCTAAACACCTTCTTAGACTTGATACAAGATGCAGATATCTTGTCAGGTTGGAACAGTGAAGGTTATGATATTCCGTATACAGTTAATCGTGTAAGTCGTGTACTAAGCAAGGACGACACAAGACGTTTTTGTTTGTGGGGTCAGTTGCCTAAGAAACGTGAATACGAAAAGTATGGGAAATCAGCTGTTACCTTTGACCTAATAGGCAGAGTGCATTTAGATAGTTTGGAATTATATCGTAAATACACATATGAAGAAAGACACAGCTACAGGCTTGATGCTATTGGTGAGATCGAAGTTGGTGAAAATAAAGTTCCTTATGAAGGCACTTTGGACCAGTTGTACAACAATGACTTTAGAAAGTTCATCGAATACAACATACAAGATACCGCACTACTGGACAAGCTGGACAAAAAACTAAGATTTATTGATCTTTCTAACTCAATCGCACACGAAAATACGGTGTTGCTACAGACTACTATGGGTGCTGTAGCAGTTACAGAACAAGGCATTATCAACGAAGCACACAACAGAGATTTGCGTGTACCAAATCGTCCTAAACGTGACGACACGGAGAACACACAGGCAGCAGGTGCATATGTTGCATTTCCTAAAAAAGGTTTGCACAAGTATATTGGTTCAATGGACTTGAATTCACTATATCCTTCAGTGATTCGTGCATTGAATATGGCTCCAGAAACAATCGTAGGACAACTTCGTCCTGAGATTTCAGATGCTCGTGTACACGAAGATATGACCCTAAAGAAAAAATCATTCGCAGGTAGTTGGGAAGGTAGATTTGCAACAGAAGAATATGAAGCCGTTATGGAGCAACGTAAGGATATTGCACTTACAGTTGATTGGGAGGACGGTAGGTCGGATGTACTATCAGGTGCGGAGATTTATCAGTTAATATTTGATAGTCAAATGCCGTGGATGCTTAGTGCAAACGGCACAATTTTTACAACAGAGTTTGAAGGTGTTATTCCAGGTATCCTAAAGCGTTGGTATGCTGAACGTAAGGATATGCAAAAGATGCTAAAGAAAGCAAAAGATGCTAAAAATGAAGCAGAAATTGAATACTGGGATAAACGACAACTAGTTAAGAAGATTAATTTGAACAGTTTGTATGGTGCTATTCTTAATCCCGGCTGTAGATTCTTCGATAAACGTATCGGACAATCAACTACACTTACTGGTAGGCAGATCGTTAAGCATATGAGCGCAGAAGTTAACAAAGTTATTACAGGAGATTATGATCACGTAGGTAAAAGTGTTATCTATGGTGATACTGACTCTGTGTACTTTAGTGCATGGCCTGTGCTTAAAGACGATGTAGAATCAGGAAAACTAGAATTTAATATTGATAAGTGTATTGCACTTTATGATCAAGTTGCAGAACAAGCAAATACAACATTTGAAAAATTTATGGCACAAGCATTCCATTGCCCAAAAACACGAAGTGATGTTATTGCGGCAGGTAGAGAGATTGTAGCACAATCAGGCTTGTATATTACTAAAAAGCGTTATGCGGCATTAGTAATTGACAACGAAGGCTTTAGAACAGACGTAGACGGCAAACCAGGTAAAGTAAAAGCAATGGGTTTGGATCTAAGACGTTCAGATACACCCGTGTTCATGCAAAAGTTTTTAAGTGAACTATTGCTTATGGTCCTTACAGATGTACCTGAAGCTGATGTGCTAGAGCGTATTACTGTGTTCCGTAAAGAGTTCCAAGAAATGCCGGGTTGGGAAAAAGGATCACCTAAACGTGCAAACAAGATTGGACACTATCAGCGTCTTGAGCAAAAACAAGGCAAAGCAAACATGCCTGGACACGTAAGAGCAAGCATTAACTGGAACACACTTAAACGTATGAACGGTGACAAATACTCACAAGAAATCGTTGACGGTATGAAAGTTATTGTTTGCAAACTAAAACAAAACCCTTTAGGTTATACAAGTGTTGCTTATCCAACAGATGAGCTAAGACTACCTGAATGGTTTAAAGAATTGCCATTTGACGATGCGGCAATGGCAGAAACTATTATCGATAATAAGTTGGACAACTTGATTGGTGTGCTGGATTATCCTCTAGAGGATACTAAACAGCATACAACTTTTAATAGTTTGTTTGACTTTGGAGACTAATATGCAAATTGAAGTAAAGGTTTTACTAGATACTGAAAAGAAAAGAGACCTTGATATGGTTGAAGAATTACTTTTTCAACTTCAAGATGTACGAGAAATTTTAGAAGATAGACAAGAAAACCTAAATAATAAAAACAAAAAGAGGTAGAAATGAAGTATTCTGTAAAAAATATCGGCGGAGAAATGATAAAAGATAATTCTCAATATCAGCTCTTTGACAATAAAACATTAAAAAATCTTGTTTTAAGTAAAACTAAACTACGTGCAGGTCAATCTACAAACGGACATCGACATGCAGGACAAGAAGAAGTTTATGTTTTTACAAAAGGTAACGGAAAAATGGAGCTCGACTACAGGATATTTGATGTTGAAGAAGGCGATATTGTTTTAATAGAAGATAATGTTTTTCATAAAGTTCACAACACAGGAGACTACTGGTTAGAATTTGTTTGTGTTTTTGATGGAAAGAGGTACGAATGAAGGTAGGATTTACTTGTTCAACTTTTGATTTGCTTCATGCAGGACATGTACAAATGTTGCGTGAAGCAAAAGAACAATGTGATTATTTGATTTGTGGATTACAATTTGATCCTAGTCAAGATAGAGCAGATAAAAACGCTCCAATACAATCTATCGTTGAACGCTATACTCAACTTAAAGCAGTGAGTTATGTAGACGAAATAGTTCCATACTCTACTGAAAAAGACCTAGAAGATATCTTGACAATGTATCATATTGATGTTAGAATATTAGGAGAAGAGTATAGAGATAAAGAATTCACTGGTAAAGATATATGCCGTAAACGTGATATAGATCTTTACTTCAACAAAAGAGACCATCGCTTTAGTTCAAGCGATTTACGGAAAAGAGTATCGGAGAAACAAAAAAATGGGTAGCATTCCAACAACAGACGGCGAAATGGTAATTTGGTTGCACGACAGAGCTCGTATTACAGGTAATACATTTTATCGCGAAGTAGCAGATCGTTTTAACGAGCTTGCAAAGATTGTAGAAAACGCAGAACAAGAAGCACGACATAAGGCTGTGCAAGGATGAAGCAGTTTTTAATAATACTTTTATTAATGGCAGGTGCATTTGGATTAGGTTTTGAATTTGCTTATCAAACACATCCATATGAAAGATGTACTGTAGAAAAAGGATTTACAAATCCAGGAGATATTGGCGAATGCGTTTGGCTACTAGAAAACCAATCAATAATGAGATGAATAAGTTTATATTTGATGTAGACGGTACACTTACTCCTAGTCGGAAAATGATAGACTTAAAATTCAAAGTGTTTTTTAACAAGTTTTGCCGTAGCAACCCTGTCTATTTAGTTACTGGGAGTGATAAAGTAAAAACAGTAGAACAAATTGGCGAAGATACATATAACCTTTGCCATACTGTTTATAACTGCAATGGCAATGATGTGTGGCAAAGTAAAAAACATATTCGTACAAACGAATGGACACTGCCTTCACATGCCTACGAATTTCTAAGTGAAAAACTTAGTTCTAGTTCTTTTAATTTACGCACTGGTTTGCATTTTGAGCATCGTCCAGGTATGGTGAACTTTAGTATTGTAGGACGTAAGGCCGATCATGAACAAAGACGTGAATATGTTAGATACGATACAGAAGTAAACGAACGTAATCAAATTGCAAAACTGTTTAATGAATTATTTCCAGAATTAGAAGCAAAGGTAGGCGGAGAAACAGGAATAGATATTGCTCCTAAAGGTGCAGACAAGAGCCAGATAGTAAAAGACTTTGATCCTGAAGATGTGCTTTATTTCTTTGGTGATGCAATGCATAAAGAGGGCAATGATTATCCATTAGCTCAAGTAGTGCATCATACAAGAGAGGTTACAAGTTATACGCAAACATGGGAATACCTAAGTTGGTTCCAAGAACAAGGTATAGCAAACTAATGAAAATTTTAATTACAGGACATAAAGGCTTTATCGGATCAAGGCTGTGGCAAAATTTATCCGGACATACCCTTGTAGGAATAGACAAAAAAGAAGGAGACGATCTTTTATTTTGCAATCTACCTAACGATAACTTTGATGTCATAATACATTTAGCAGGACGCTCTGGAGTTAGAGAAAGCATAAAAGATCCTGCGTCATATTGGATGAATAACGTAGAAGCCAGCCGTAGATTATTTGAAAATTATCCTGATACAAGAATACTTTATGCAAGTAGTTCGAGTGCATATGAGCCAGATTTAAACCCATATGCGGCTTCAAAATACGTGTTAGAAGAACTAGCAGAGAGGTATCCCAATACACTTGGTATGCGGTTTCATACAGTATATGCAGATACTTGTCCTAGAGAAAATATGTTTTTTAATAAACTTTTAAACGGTAGCTTAGAATATACAACTACACATTATAGAGATTTTGTACACCTTTTAGATGTAATAGACGCAATAAAAATATTAATATTAAACGTACACGTTAACGGTGTACTTGATATTGGTACAGGTAATCCAATTAAAATCCAAGACCTTGCTCCTAATTTACCTGTCCGCCTAAATACCCCAGGAGAAAGGCAATTTACATGCGCCAATACAGAACGAATGAAAGCATTAGGCTGGAAACCTAAATATACGGTAGAAAAGTTCTTGACAAACACAGGCAAAGACAATATAATACAACTATTCAATGGAGAAAATAAATGAAAGATATATTACAAGACGTAGTAGCACATACACATGCACTAGGTTTCCTATCTTTGGTCAAAGTAAGTAATGACGAAGGCACACAGATTGACTCAATGGCAGAAGATCGTTCTGTTATTATGTCCGCACAAACATCATCACCAGTAGCAGAATTTGTTGGTACATTTGGTATGCCCAACTTGGACAAACTAAGTTTACATCTTAAGAATCCTGAATACAAAGATAACGCAAAAATTGACGTTGTACAAGCAGAACGCAACGGTGAAGTTGTTCCAACACATATTCACTTTGAAAATGCCGCAGGTGACTTCCAAAATGATTATCGCTTTATGAACAAAGCAATCATTGAAGAAAAACTAAAGACAGTTAAGTTTAAAGGTGCAAGCTGGAATGTAGAATTTGCTCCAAGTATGGCTAGTATTTCTCGTATGAAACTTATGAGTGCGGCACATGCAGAAGAACCAACCTTTAATGTAAAAACTGTAGATGGTAATCTAGTATTTGCTTTTGGTGATGCAAGCACACACGCAGGTGAATTTGTATTTCAACATGGTGTAGAAGGTGCGCTACAACACACTTGGAGTTGGCCTGTAGCACAAGTACAAGCAATTCTTAGTTTAGATGGTGATGCTACTATGAGCATTTCAGATCAAGGCGCAATGAAAATTAGTGTTAATTCAGGTATGGCAACATACGATTATATTCTACCAGCGCAGAGCAAGTAATGACTGAAAAACAGGCTAGAAAAGATTTTAGAGAAATGCGTAAAAAAGATAAAGTATTTGCTGAATGCTGGCCTGACACAGATAGACAATTTTACGAATGGTGCTCTGGTTATCTAGACTATAAGCACATTAAGGAAAAAGATGAATAAAGACTTAACTGCATCACAAAACGATTACGCTCGTTTCTTACCTGCACTAAGTGGATTCTATGCAACCTATGTAGGTAAACAGCGTTTTGATGAGTACGTAGATAAGTCACGTATCCCCTCAAACTTTACACACGGCGTTGAAAGTCTAAACTACTTGAATAAACAAGAAGGACAGTTCCAATATCAATGGACACTGTACTCTGCAGGACACGCTGAACTAGACATCAACAAACACGCACCTAAAGAAGATATGGTGCGTAACAGAGATAGACAAAACTCTTGGATACTAGGCGACTCAGGTGGATTTCAAATTGGTAAAGGCGTATGGGAAGGTGACTGGAAGAATCCTAATTGTCCTAAAGCATTTAAAAAGAGAGATCAAGTTCTCCGTTGGATGGATGCTTATATGGACTACGGAATGGTACTTGATATTCCTGCGTGGGTGGCACGTTCTCCCCGTGGACAAGAAGCAACAGGCATTACAACTTATCAAGAGGCTGTAGATGGTACAAGAATTAACAATGACTATTGGATTGCTAATCGTACTGGTGCTTGCAAGTTCCTAAACGTATTACAAGGCGAGAATCACGCAGAAGCAGATGATTGGTACAATCAAATGAAAGACTACTGCGATCCTAAGCAATATCCAGACAATCACTTTAACGGTTGGGCAATGGGTGGACAAAATATGTGTGATGTTCATCTAGTATTGAAAAGAATCGTTACACTGCACTTTGACGGACTATTAGAAAAAGGCATTCACGATGTAATGCACTTCTTAGGTACTTCGAAACTAGAATGGGCATTGCTACTAACAGATATTCAAAGAGCCGTAAGGAAGAACTACAATGAAAACTTCACTATCACTTTTGACTGTGCTAGTCCTTTCCTTGCAACCGCAAACGGACAGATTTACATACAGAATGAAACAGAGGACCGTTCGAAATGGACATATCGAATGGTGCC